GATTAGACCGAAGGTCTGCTAATGGAGGGCGGATTGCTAAAGGTATATTTGCTGATAATAGTTGGGATAGGTGGTTAGAAAGATATTATCACAATATATATAGCAAGAGACCAGCGAAAAAAATCTCTCGTAAAAATTTTTTTAAATTCTCTCATATGAAAAACCAAACCTTATATCAACAAGTCGTTAAAGAATTCATCGATTGGGGTTACCAACGGGCCATTGATAAAGTAAATGATTTATACTCTAAGGATAAAATCTCACTAACCCAAAAGGGTAAAATGGTTGACAACCTTACATCTCTACAAATGATGAACTCGAAACAAAAAAAATTATTTAGAAAACTTCAAAACGAATCTAAGAACTAATCCTTAAATATTTATAATAAAAGAGGTAATAATATGTCACTAAACAGAATGTATTTTTTGTTAGGGTTGTCGGTCACTGTGTTATCAGTTATGTTGTTCAAACAACTACAAATTAAACCTGAGGTAGTTAGAACTAGAACCGAAACAATTATTAACACGGTGAACATGCCGTTTCAAAATAATTTTGAGTTTGAAGCAAGTAATATTAGCTCATCTTTAAATAAATCAAAATTAAAACATATTTTGATTTATATCAATGCGTTGTGTGATGAATACGATGTCGATTATGAAACAGTTAAGGCAGTGATACAAACAGAATCAGATTGGAATCATAGAGCAATATCAAAAAGTGGTGCTGTGGGATTGATGCAGATTCTTCCGAAAACTGCACGAGATGTATTTAAGACACCTAGAAGTGAGTTGTTCGATCCTTACGTAAATGTAACGATTGGTATAAAATACTTATCTCAATTGAATAAACAGTTTGACGACCTAGATGGTGTTTTAACAGCATATAGCCATGGCCCCACTGTTACAAAAAAATATTCTGATAATTATATTAAAACGAACTTTTATGTAAAAAGAGTTCACAACAATATGTAAAATGAATTTAGCAAGTATAGCCGGACATCTAGCATTTGGATTGATTGCCTTTTCTTTTTTAGTCAAGGACATATTATATCTAAGAATAATATCCATATTAGCCAGTTTATTTTCAGTATTTTATAATTACACTATTCCATCAGACCCAATGTGGTTAGCAATAAATTGGAATTTTGTTTTTATCGCTGTAAACTTGTATCATGTTGCTGTTTTGATTTATGAAAAAAGACCAGTGAAAATGTCACCTAAAGAAAAAGAATTATATGAAACTATGTTCAGAGGTATGACGCCAGTTGAATTTTTAAAAATTACGAAGATAGCAAAATGGAAGTCCTTCAAATCCCCCTTGCCGATAATATCACAAGGTAAGCCGGTAAACGATTTGATTTTAATTTATAATGGTAAAGTTGATGTAATGGTAAACGACAACAAGGTAGCAGAGTTGAAAGATGGGCAGTTTGTAGGTGAGATGTCATTTTTAACAGAGAAACCCGCAACCGCAACCTGTAAGGTTGAACATGATGCTGAATGTTTAGTTTGGAATCAAAAAGACTTTAAGGATTTGTTAAAAAGGAATCCGTCATTATATTTTACAATTCAATCACTTTTAAGTGAACAAGTATCAAATAATTTAGTTTCAAGTTCTGCTAATAACACTTGACTCTTATTAATTTTTTTCGTATATTATATTGGATATATACAATAGGTTATCGTTCTTAAAGACTTGAATCTACAATTAGATTCTTTGGGGTATAGTTCTTTCTTCCTTTCTTCTATACCCCTAAATTTTATTAAACATAAACTAAGAGGTTAAAATGAGTAAAAATAAAATCGATATTTCACAATTCATGTTAGATAAAAATGATGAAAGACAATTAAAGTCTTTAGATAAGTTATCACCATTAAGTGAAAATTATGATAAAAATAAAAGGGTAAACTTAGAGTATTTCAACGAAGATGAGTTGGATGATGTTGCTGTAGATGATTATTCGGATTGTGATGGACGTGAAGATATAGAGACTCTAGGTGATATAGGAATGGACATATATTAAACTATTAAACATAAGTGATTTGTTAAGCGGTTAACTATTTATGAGTATATGGAACACAAAGAAAATAATGAACAAATCATTAAGGTATTATCTTTCATTTTAACAAGATTAGATACTTTAGAAATAGAACAATCAAGGCATAAAGAAATGTTTTATAAGGTTAGAAAAAATCTAACCAATGCTAATGATTTAATTAATCAAATATTAGATGTTCTTGAAATTGAAAATCCAGATTTGTATTCAAAAACAATGGAACAATATCAAGACTCTACTATGAAAGACTTGGTAGCAATGTTAGATAAACATATAAACGAACTTGATAACTTTAGCGATGAAGAGGTATTTGACCTACTGACACAAATAGTTGGAGATGCCTAATGAATAGTGAGTTGATAATTTTTTTAGAGGATTTAAAAGCTTTGTTGTTAGAAATAGACACACATCATGAAGAAGACCAATACGAAATACTTATAGAAGTCATAGATTTAATAGATAATAAAATTATCGAATTAGAGTCATAATTGTTACATTACATAATTACAATTACATTAGGAATTGTCGCCACCTTTTTTGGGGTGGTGACTTTCTACGCATTACGTCGTATCAACGCTTACGAAAATATAATACTAAATATAAATAATATAATAGAATCAATAAAACTTCAACTTAAAGTAATAGACGATAAAGGAACGTTTGAATCTGACGATGAAATTGGTTTCTTTTTTGAGGAGATAAAACAGTTATCTAATAACTTAAGCAATTTATTTGAAACAGAGGTTGAAGAAAATGAAAAAAAGACGCAAAAAGAGTAAAGTTTATTTTGGCACACCTGTTCACAATGCCATAGTTGAATATAATCATTCAACAGAAATAAAACACAGACATGAATTATATACGGAAGTAATACATCCAGCTTTCTTAAAGTTAGCTGAGAATATTATAAATACGTTTAAGTTTAGTTATTTCAGCTATGGATTCAGAGATTTACAGGAAGAGGTTGTATCAAATCTTGTTTTGAACATGCATAAATTTGATGAAACAAAAGGTAGTAAGGCTTTTAGTTATTTCTCTGTAGTGGCAAAAAATTATTTAATTTTAAATAATAATGCTAATTATAAGAAAATGAAAGTTCATGATGATATAGATGTTTTATATGATGCTGGTATGGATGATGAAAACATAGTTCGAAATCCATCAAAGGATATATTTAATAAAACTATCAATTATTTTGAGGAAAACCTAGATAGGTTGTTTCCAAAAGAACAAGACAAAGATGTCGCAGAATCAATTTTATATTTGTGTAAAAATAAAGATAACATTGATAACTTTAACAAAAAAGCAATCTACATTATGATTCGTGAAATGACAGATGTAAAAACATCTAAGATTACCCAAGTTACTAACACTTTCCGCAAGATTTACCCAAAAATCCAACAAGAAGTATTGACACGTGGGCATATCGATAATCTTAGATATACAGGTTCTTTAATGTAATAATGTTCCCATACTATATTTATATGTATGGAAAAAGACTTCAAAATATTCGACGGAAAAAATTTCTCTGATTTATCTCAAGAGATATACGAAAATAATAAATTTAAAAAAACTCAAATAGAACTGTTGATACAAGAGGTTCATGGATACATTCAAGGAATAGAAGATATAGCAATCGTTGGTCCTATAATAAAAGAGCTAATGGATGTTGGTATTAGAAACGATGATAATCTTGTTAAATTAGCAACAATTTATCAAAGAATAATGTCGAAACAGCCTGTTGATGAGGGGGATTTTTCTCTTTTATCAGATGAAGAAAAGCAACAACTTATGGAATCTCTTGAAAATGTAGCAGATGACTTACAGAAAAAAAGAGATGAAGTAGTCGATATGGAATCAATTAGACAAAGATACGGTGAGAATTAATGCCGAATCGTATTTATGATGATTTAGTAGATAAGTCTATTAATTTTAATTTAGCTTTGGTTAATAGGGTTTTTTTAAGCGACAATGACGCTATTAAACAGACAAGTGAAAAAAATCAATCTCAAATGATTGAAATAAAACCTTTTTCAACAACCTTACCTACCATACAACGTAAATTAAATGCCAGACCTTTACTCCGAGGAATAAGTGATTCTATAACCAGAGGTGATTTAGTTTTATTTACAATAATATCAAAAAAAATATATTACATAGGTCCTTTAAATACACTGAACACCCCACAGTTAAGTCCTGCGAACTTTTATAATAAACAGATAGAAAGTCGTAACAGCACTGATTTAAATCTAATAAATGAAACTGGTTATGGTAGAGATTATCCATATCTATCGGGTGTTAAAAAATTACAAAAGATAAAAAATAATCAATTAGATTTTTTTGAAGAAGAATATTATGATGTTTCAAAACTTTCGGATTTAACGTTAGAGGGCAGACATGGAAATTCCATAAGGTTGGGGTCAAGAGCAATTTTTCCTAATGTAAGTATCGCAAATAATAACCTTGGTGGTGAAACATTATTTAATGGTTCAAATATATCGATGTTGTCAAACGGTTCAATTCAACAAAACTTTCAAACGGATAACAACTTCTTATTATCAATTGATACACCTATCGAAGAAAATGAAACAAACGCATTTCCACTTAATAAGGGTAATGATTTAGATGAAGAAAAATTTGATTATAATTATGGTCTCGAACAAGATACTGATAGTAAAAATGATTTTGATCAAATAATAATAACATCGGATAAAATTACATTTGATGCTAGGAGCACGGTAGGTGGTGATTTTACAGTATCATCGAATAGAAATATCAATTTTGGTGCTAGAAAAAATTTCACATTAAACAACAGTGGTAATTCAGTTATTAATTCTCGTAATATTTATTTAGGAGAGCCGGCAAAGAATAAGTCTGAGCCTTTAGTTCTAGGTGAACAATTAAGAGTATTACTTTTAGAAATTATGAATATATTACAAGATTCTAGAGCATTAGTCCAAGGTGTCCCAATACCTTTTGTAAATCAAAACTCCTCACCAATGTTCCAAAGAATACAAAATTTAATCACTGAACTACAACCAAGAACAGAAACAGAAGGTGAATTACAAAATGATGGACCAGAATTTATGAGCCATCATCATTACATTGAAACTAATATCAGGAGTCAAAATGAAGGTTAATATATTTAAAAAATTAATAAGAGATATTATAAGAGAAGAGTTAGATTATAAATTTAGTCGACTTGAAAAAAAGTTAGATGAAGCGCTAGTTAACAATAAAGATGTAAAGTTAGTTGAAGATATTGATAGACAGCTTACCGCAACAGGCATGACCCT